AAAACAAGAAAAAGTTTTTGAATCATGGAAGTAGATAAGCTTTTGCCTACTACCTCCATGACAAATAGTCCTACAGTAAATCTCGTTACCTTTTTTGATAGGATTAGCATCAAGCTCGTATAGTAAGTCTACAATATCATCAATGGTAAGTAATTCCTTGACTTGAGCTGCATCCACCTAAATCATCCCCTCAAACATTCTATACAAATTCTGTCTTCATTAAGCCAACGCTGATTATTACAAATCAAGCAGAAGCCATGAGTCTCATTAAAACTCAGGAACTTCATCAATAGGTACATAAACCGATTCATCTTCATCCATATGCTCCTCTACGAATTTGTTTTCCTTCGGAATTTCAACTTCAGGAAGTTTTGGTTCTGAAGCAACAGTAACATGGAGATTTTCTACATCAAGTAGATTAAAGTCAAGGTCTGTAACAAATAGTTCTTCTTCACGAATAACTCCTCCGTGATACTTGGTCCAAATGATACAACCTACTTTAGATCCTCCACGGTTCTTATAAACATAATGACAGAAGTTAGGCTTTTGATTATTAAAACCTCTTTCGAGGATATGTTTAAGATTCTCGAGGTCCTTACCTGTAACCCTGAATACCATAACTCCGTGGTCAACTTTATCAGCTGTTGCAGAACCACCACGAAGAGAAGTAGTATCCCTCATTTCATGTTCTTTGGCATTTCTGTTAACCTGAGTTGCTGAAACAATATAAACATCATACTTGTTAGCAAGTAGTTTTAGAGCTGCAGATAACTGAACCAAGATTTGGTCTTCACGAAGTGATCCAGCAAATGCTTCTTGCATAGTACGAGCAAGTTTCGGAACCATCTGAATATAGTCAAAGGCAACATATTTAGTTCCGTGCTCAAGAATATGTTCTTCGATAATAGTTTCAATATCTGAGATAGAGAAGTCATCAATATATTCAGCAAAGATTGGTGAACGTTTGATAATTTCAATTGCATATAACAAGCGATCTTCAATATCTTTTGAATACTTACCATTTTTGATAATATCTTCATCTACGCCTGAGACATAAGCAAGCATTCCTGTCTGTAACTCTTGTTGCTCTAACTCTGTTGATATGAAAAGTACTGGATTAGCAGGTCCGTTGGGTTGATAAGATTTAGTTTTATAGTCCCACATTTCATCAACTGCAATATTACACATATCAGCCATTGAGAGACGAGTTTTACCTACACCTGTTCCTGCTGAACGAAGCATAAATTTCTTTAATCTTTGACCTCTGAAAATAGCATTGTAAAAACCATTCTTGAATGGATAACCCATTTCTGGTGCTTCCTTCAAACGATTAAGTAAACCATCCATGTTATCTCCTGCCATAAATGATTTACGCTTTTCACCCATAGACCATTTATCACGAAGTCCTAGCATACGAAGATTAAAGTGGTCAACCATTTGGTCAACAGACATTTTATCTAACGCCTTCATCTGTTCTTCTTGTTGCTTTAGATCAGTTAGTCGATAATCATAAAGAGAAGTAACATCAATCCCAGCATTTACATAGTCACGAAGCATAGCGAACTTCTTTAACCGCCAATAGTTACTTTTATATGTTTTCAAGTTTGCATTATCAATAGCACTTTGAACATACTCGAAGCCGTTATGTTGCTCCCAAATCTTATAGTGCTGAGGATATTGAGCAAGGTAGTTATCAATATCTACAGGAGTAATTTGTTCTACACTAACATTTGAATAAGCAATATTATTGATAGCAGCAAAGATATTCTTATGAAATGCTTGATAAAAATCACCTTCTTCTAAAGGTTGTTCAGGATTTCTTAGGGCCTGAGGTGCATTACAAAGAATACCTAGAACTGTATATACTGAGCGGACAGGATTCAAGTTTCCAATTAGTGTGTTAGTAACATCAGTTGTCATTTAATAAGTTCGCCTCCATAGGGATCATCTTTTTCTTTTTGTAATGAGAAGTATCATGTTTGATAATAGGTATAGTAAGCTTTACCTCATTATTATCAACATCTCTTGCGTTCTTTCTCCGTTCTTCAAGCTCATCATAATACCTAATAGCACTATCATAATGATAAGGTAGAAAAGATAAACCACCATTCTTGAAAGGTACTTTCTTTTGAACCTTTACAAAATAACAAAGACATTTTGTCATACCTTCATAAGTATAACTTCTATCTTCCTTAAACTGTTTTATCTGACGAAGCATCTGACCATCAGGATAAGGTATTTTATAAATAGTTTGAATAGTTTTATATAAAACTTCTCGGTCTTTAGTTTCCTTATTCTTTTTATTGGCACAAGGGACACAAAAATTCTGAGCTCCAACTTTAATAAGTTGTTCTTTTATATACTTTTCATTACATTCTCCGTAACATTTGTATAATCTTGACAAAGTCAATCCTCCATTCTATTTTGTCTACATATACATTATATTAGCTTTGTGAAATTCTGTAAACTGAAAATAAAAAAACCACCATAAAGGTGGCTTATTCTTCATCATCTTGATCTAAGTCAATAAAGGTTCTTTCTAATTTAATTTCATTATTAATTATAAGATTGTCAATATCCCACTTTAATTGATATTGTTCAAAGAATCTTTCCATATCTCTAGCTTCATCTTCTTTATACTCATAATTTCGGAGGAGTTCAAGAAATTGTTTTTTATATTCATTACTTGATTCTTCTCCACCACTTCTTACATCATTATTATATCTCATTAGAAGCATAGCTTGTCTTATGATAAAAGCAACCTCTTCTTTTGCTTTTGTAGGAAATAACTTGAAATATTCGGCAAGTTTAGAGAACTCATAAAACTGAATACTGTAGCCATGATACTCATCTTTTACAATGAAGTCAATAATACCTTCCATGTTTTCCCTTTTCATTACTTCGAGATAAACTTCATCAATACTTTTATCTCTCCAACCATCATGGTAAACATCAAGAATCTTAACCTCTAACATATTAATTCTCCTCCTTTGCCATTGAAGCAACTTCTTTACCTTCGTGGTCAAACTCAACTTCTCCATGATAGATAATTCTTGAATGAATTGAACAAGTACATCTTGCAGTAGCTGCAATTCTTCTTTGACGTTTCCACTCTGTGCCACATTTATCACAAGAATAGTGGTGCATCTTGCCATATACTCCATAAGTATGAGTTCTGCTGACACCTAATTTCTTTAACTCGCTTTCAAATACGAAGTGTCCATCACTAAATTGAGCTTCAGTATAACCTTTAGCACATAGAGCATAGTGTACAAGCTCATGTCTTAAAACATCAAGTATATGTTCTTTAGGGTGAACTTTCATAAACTCAACTGACATTTCAATCTTCCAAGGGATAGATTTCCCACCTGATCTTTTATATCTGAATTTACCGAGACAGCGCTTTAATCTTGTGTTAAACTCAATAGGAACTCCTAATTCCATTTCATAATTTTCATTTAAAAACTTTTGTGCTTCCTCTACCAATTCAAAGTGTTTAACGTTCATTCTTACCACTCCTCAACCAATGTTTAATTTAACTTATAATTAATTATAACATACAATGAAAATAATGTAAATTAAAATTTTCTAAATTGGAGAAAAAAAATAATACCCACTAGGGGTATTATTAAGATGCCATAGCTTTTTCATAAGCTTCTAAAATATGAGCAGGAACCTCGAAATTAAAGTCTTCATCTTGTAGTTCTTCAATATTAGCTTTGATATATCCGTTACCTTTAACACTGAAGAAGTCATGTGTTTTAGTTTCAGTATCGAGACCAGCTTCAACAATTGGGTTAATAGAAACATTTTCATATAAAGCTTCTTTACCCAAATTCATTAATGCTTTGTTAGCATTATACTTTACAAATTCAATAACCTCTGAAGCAAGATTAATCTTTCCGTATACTTCATGACTGTATCGGATTTCATTATCAATTAGAAGTTCAAGTAAAGCTATTGCTTCTTCATCAACTTCTTGTTGTTCTTCAACTGTTAGTTCTTTGTAGAGGTTTTGAGCAAGTAATCCTACATATACTCCGTGGATCGCTTCATCTCGAATAATCAAGTTAATCATATCAGCAGTTGCCATCATACGTCCTTGACCTGCTAAATATAATGGGAAGAAGAATCCTGAATAGAACAAGAAGCTCTCAAGATAAACTGAAGCAACCATTGAAAGATATAGATCTTTCTTACTAATTTGAGTCCTTGAGTAGTAATGGTCAATAGCAGCTACTTTATATTGAAGATAATTATTTTCCTTGGCCCATAAGAATAGTTCGTCAATTTCAAACTTTTCCATAAGAGTAGTGAAGATTGTTGAATATGATTTAGCGTGAATACTCTCCATCATTTCCATAAAACCTAATACAGCTTTTTGAATCTTGTTAGGTACTGCTTTTTTAATTTGTGGCATACCTTCTTCTGACTGGAAAGTATCAAACAATGTTAAACCTGCAAAGTTTTGCTTGAATACAGTTTGCTCATCTTTGCTCATTAGAGCCCAATGCTTATTATCTTTTGAAATACCAACCTCTGTATCAACCCAAAACTGTTTAATAAATTGTTTCCAAAATACTTGTGAAAAACCATCTTTATCTTCATTCCAATTAGCAGCTTCCCAAGGTAATGAAACCTGAAGCCGTTTATTAATACTATCACTTAATTTTTTAAGTAAATCTTTATTTGATTTCATAATATCCTCCTTAGGCAAGAAGTGTGGATTAAACCACACAACCTGCACAATCCTCAGTTTCATTCATTAGTTTAGTTCGTAGGTAGTATACTGATTTAAGGCCTTTAGACCAAGCATACATATACAACTTGATTAGATCTCTTGTCGTTGCCGTTGAAGGGACAAATAGCGTCATAGAGATACCTTGATCTACGTGCTTTTGAATCTCAGCAATAACATCAATCATAGCATAAGTACTAATCTCATAGGCAGTATCGCCTAAATACGTAAAGTATGCTTCTTTTAAGAAAGGCATAGGATAATGAGTTGTTAAGTCACCATAAGTTCGTGTTTCAATCAACTCAGTAATTGGTAATACAGAAGGAGTAGCATTCTGAATATATGAGATAGAACCTGTTGGAGCAATAGCAAATAAGTAGGCATTTCTCATACCATAAACTTTAACTAATTCCCATAGTTCAGCCCACATTTCTTGAGTTGGGATTGATACATGAGCGAATAGTTGTTGGACTCGTTCTGTTCTCGGAGCGTGAGACTCTTCAATGTATGGGAAGAATACTTCACCTGTGTTATATTCAGAAAGATAGAAATCTTTGAATATATCACCTGTCTCACGAGCTAATCTCATTGAATGATAAATTGCCCAATATCGTTTTGTTGAGTAATAAGTACGAACAAAGTCCACGACAAGCTCAGTATTAGAATACTTAATGTGATTTTTCGCAAGGTAACCATGTAAATTAAGATCTCCTATTCCAATGGCTTTATACCATTCATTTCCGTTAGCAACTGTAGGAACTTCTTCAATAATATTATCATCTACTACACTGTTAAGAATCTCAACAGCATCAGACATAATTCGGTCGAAGTCACCTGAAGTCATTACATTATCAACATTAGTTGAGCCAAGTACACAAGAAATATCAGATCCATATACACTTGTATCATCACCATAAGGACCTAAATCAGAGTTCTCCTGAAGTTGGAAAATCTCAACGCAAAGATTAGAACATTTGATACGACCTACGGCTTTTAATGGGTGCTGACGGTTAGCATTATCAATGTAGATCAAGTAAGGGTAACCAGATTCTTGTTGCATAGCAGCAATCTTAGTTAATAGTTTACGAGCATCTTTTTGTTGCTTGCGGATTTTTGGGTTATTTGCTAACTTCTCATACCATTCAGTCATGTTGATTTCAGATAGTTTAACTCCATATTCCTTTTCAATTGAATAAGGTGAGAATACATAGATCTTCTCATTCTTCATAGCTTTAAGGAATAGAATATCAGGAATTAGAACTCCTAGAGAAATGGACTTTAGTCGTTCACTTTCATCAGCATTGATCTTTTTAGTATCTAAGAACTCATCAACATTATAATGATTTGCATGAAGATAAACAACTCCTGAGCCTTCACGTTGACCTAATTGGTCGAAGTATTCAAATATGTTCTCAGCTTGTTTAGCAACGCCTATAGGGCCTCCAGCGGCTCCTTCAACTTGTTTAATTGGATCACCTTCGGCACGAAGATCTGTAAGGTTGATACCAACTCCTCCGCCCATACGACTTAACTGAGCAGCAGCGTGTTCCATATACATAATACCTTCAGTACTATCAGCTGTGTTAATAATGAAACAAGATACATTCTTTCCTGATCTCTTTCTACCTGAATTTAGGAATACAGGAGTAGCTGGTTGGAACTCTTGTTGCATTAATGTAGTTACAAAACCTTTTGCTTTAAATACGTTACCTTTGGCACGAGATAAAGCAGTAATTGCTACACGGTCTTCATAGCGTTCAAGGAAATTTTCTTTGTCATTTGTTTTCAAAGCATACGACTGGTAGAACTTAACTGCAGCCATATAACTCTTGAATCTAAATTTATAGGAATAAGCGTGTTTAAAGATTGATTTAATCTCCTTAAAACTATACATATTGAGCACTTGCTCATCATAATACTCATTCTCCACTAAAAAATCTAATTTTTCCTTGAGGTCATGGAAGAAGACAGTTTTTTTGTTCACATAATCTACAAAATATGAACGAGCAGCCTCAATATCTTTATCGAGCTGAAAAGCACCATCTTCACCGCGAGTTTTAACCATAGAATTTAATTCAATCCACTTGCTCATAAAACTTCCATCCTTTCGTATGTTTCAGCTTACCTTTTAATACTCCGTAAGCGTGTCCTTGATGTATTTTTCTTTCTTTGCAAAATTTTGTTAAATTTTCACCAATAATAGTTTCACCATCGGGACTTTCAGCAATAAACTTATTGGCTTTTTTATATTGTCTATTTTGAAGGTTTTCATTTTTTGTTACAAACATACAAGTCTCAAGCGAATATACTCTCTGAGATTTATCAAGATGTGATTGCTTTATATCTTTATCAAGTACAAGTTCTCCATTTGAAATTTTTTCAAAGTCATATCCTTCAACTTTTTGTATATCCTCTAAAAAGTAATCAAAACATCTCCATCTATCACAAACAGTAACACCTAAAGCACCATAATATTGGTAAGTAGGTAACTTATCATAATAGCACCGTCTTATGATATTGAGCCATAGATCACAAAGTTTAGGATTATCTTGTCTGTTTGCATTACCATAATAAGCTACTCCATAAAACATAATTTATTCGCCCTTTCTATAAAGTATCTAACATCCTCATCTGTTCCTTGTAATTCAAATTTACTTATAAAAGGAACTCCGAATCTTGTTGTAATTTTATTTGCAGCAATACCAAAGTTTTTTCCCCAAATCTTATTACCACTTGAACTGACTCCTTTACATTTATGATTGTAAAGTTCCATAAAATGTTTAGTTGTCTCAGGAATTTCTCCAAAGTTCATAGTATAAGTTACAAGTATAAATGGGGAGAAGCCATCATATTCAGAGATATGACAGCTCTTGTAAGGTAGTTTATTTACAAACTTTTTGGTATTGCCTGTCATTGTATCATAAACCACCAACACTTTTTACTCCTCCAATTCTTTAACAGTTAGCATTACTTCATCAGCCCACTGACTGATAACTCCACGATAGTTATTAACAAGTTTAACTTTTGTTGCCCAAGATTTTTTAGTCATATGGATTTGGTATACTTCAAAAGCATTGAGTTTGAGTTTACCATATCTTTTAACATTACTATCAATCTGAGCACTGTGACCAATAATTGCTGAAGATGACTTGCTATCTTTGATCCGTGTTAGAACTAATTGAAGTTCCTCAAGATCAGTAGCATTTTGACACTCATCTACAATAATAAAAGCATCTTTTAATGTTCGACCTCTTAATGAAATATCAGTACACATTTCAATCAAACCTTGAGCTTTTAAAACTTCGATTGCTTCAGTTTGTAATCCGCAATCATTTAAAGCTTCAATGAAAGGAAACATATATACTGCTTCTTTTTCATCTGGTCCACCAGGCAGAGCACCGAGTTTCTGACCTCGTTTAGAAGGGAATCGAATATACATAATCTTTTTACATTTACCTTGTCGTAGATGTTCAAGACCTGCCATAACGGCACCGACAGTTTTACCTGTACCTGCTTTTTCATCTACAAATACCATCTTATAAATTTCAAAGGCTTGTCGATATTCTTTTTGGTAAGTATCAAAACGATTATATAACTTATCTCGATCCTTGGAGTTCATTAATTGATTAATTGCTTTTTCCTCGGTGTTAAACTGTTTTAGACTCATGGATTTAGCCCCCAATTATAAATTTGGGAGGGGTCAATGCCCCTCACTTGATTATAAAGCTCGTAATTCTTCTACAATTACTGATACTGTCTCAACTTGAGTTGGAGTAGCATCCTTGAGTAATTTACCTCGACCGAGATATTTTTCTACGATTGTAGTTACTTCAGCCATACGACCTGCTTTGTGCATTTCAACAGCTTTAGCTTTCGCTTCACCCATTAATGACTCAAAGTTTAATTCTTGGCCTTGAACTACATTTGATTCAACTTCAGATTTTAGATCTTCAGGATCTTCTTGAGCAATCGCTTCATTTACAGCATCTTGGTATGCTTGAGCACTGAATGGAAGTGGTGATTTCAGATGCTTGAATCGAGTACCTGCTTGGAAATAAATTGTCTCACGAGTATATAGAGCTCGTTTTTCCTGTTTAGTTTCAGGATCAATTGTTAGGTAGCCGAACAAGATGTTATCAACCATTTTTGTAGCAACTTCCATACCACGCTTTTTAGCAGCAGGAATATACTTTTCAAATTCTTCATCAGTTCCAGGGAGTTTCTCAGTTTTAGTAGAAACGTGAGAGATGAAATGAATAGTATAGCCATAAGATTCAATTTCATTTAAGGTCATAAGCATCATTTCTGTAAATTCGTTCTGACCTGCACCCCAACCGCCATTAGCATCATTAAGTTTATCAACTTCATATTTATTCTTGATATAGCGCTCAAGAT